CTGAAGAACTGTGCGTACTTTTTTTGCAAGTCCATAAGCGGCGACATAACCGCTTGCTTTGCAATTCCTCTTTCAATACCAACAGACACAGGACGATAGTCACGAACGGCTTGAAAGATTTTAATGGCTGTCTCGTCCAGAGACCATCTTCCGTGTATAATGTTATCAATGTACCAATCACCGTTGTCACCTACCTTGACGATAGCCATAGCTGTTTCGTCTAGCTTAGTGTTCTTCGTGCGTTTCTTTCCTACTTCCTCAAAGCCAGCCAAGTCGATTGCGATGTAGTAATCACCGAACTCCGGCTCTTCACCGTACTTAATCCAGTCTTCCTTGAACATTTCGGAACCAGTGGCTTCGAACGACGCCATGAACTCTTGGCGGAAAGCGTACGACGACATCGACTTCTTAGCAACATCAATCTCGCTTGGATCAAGTAGAGGGTTATCGTAAGACGTAAAATGCCAGCCCTTATACGTTTCATCATCAGCCATCTCCGCGTACTTGTACAACTCGTAGAAGTGGTTACGACCCATAGGCGTTCCTATGAACAAGGCGTGACCCTTCTGGTCTGCTAGGGCTGGACGCAAGATTTGTTCCCATACATCGGGCTTCATGTCTGCGTACTCATCCATAACAAGAAACTTCAAGGACACACCACGCATAGTCTCTGGCCTGTCGGCTCCTTTTAGACTAATTGTAGCCCCGTTGACCAGCTTGATCTGCAGGTTGTTAATGTGCGAACCTGAGATGACAGGGTGTCCTAGCTCTAGCAGAGTCTGCCACATGATGTCACGGGCTTGTCCCTGCGTAGGCGCAACGTAAAAAACATGACCACGTTCGGCTTGTAAGGCATTGATAATGAGCAGCCACGCAGCGAGGCGTGACTTTCCTGTTCGTCTTCCGGCAGCGACTACTTTAAAACGAGTCGGATCATTGTACACTTCCTGCTGCCAAGGAAGCAGTTCAACATTAAGATCCATTAAAGTTAACGAATACCGCTGGTTGCTCTAACAGATCAAACGTAACTACAAACTCCATATCACCCGCAGACGTTGTGAACGCCTTGATAGCGTCACCAGCTTGAAGAACAAACACTGCGTTACCGTCAATTAACAAAAAGTCTTTAGCTGATATGTTACCACCGCCTAAAATATCTACACGGGTTCCGTCAACTTTGTCTACGTAGATGCCAGCACCGTTAGTAGAGCCACCTAAGTTACTAACAAAAAGCATATTCCAGTGCGCTACGTAACCACTAGGAACAGTAAACATAGTAGCTACATCTGTGGTTGTAACGTTAGTATTTCTTGTGTACAACATAGTTAGTACGTCCAGATAACAGGTGAACTTGCTCGGATGTCTAAGTGAATAAACGAAGGATCAACGCCTATGCCTGTGAATCCTAACGCCAGTGCTTCCTTTACTAATCTAAACCGCTTGTTACTGCTAACAACTCGTATGTCTGCTGCGATACCTTGCGCGTGAGTACCGGGAATCTTTTTTGCAGCCTCAATAGGGTGGCTAGGGTCGCGGTAGCCGCTGGTAATAACAAACGGAAACGCACATACGTGTCTCAGCGCGTCGAGTTTTTCAAGAAACTCTGGTTTCATTTCGTTATTGCCGGTGTGTTGACAGTTAAACTCTTCTAACTCAAAGTATCTCACCGGAATCTCCATCAATAACGCTGCCACCGCTAACGTCGGCGGAACCGACACCCGTAATGTTAATCTGTATTGCGCTCCGTCCTGCGTCTTTGACGACATCCTTTTCGAACAGCGCGGTAGGAGCAACGCGATCCATAACAAGTTTCCATGCTGCTGCTTGATTTTTATGATCGTCGTCTAAAGCAGCGCGGAAGATCGCTTCAAGTACCTTTGCAGACTTTGGGCTAGCCAGCATCCGCGCCTTATACTCGTTCATAACCGCTGCGTCGCCTTTCGGACGACCGCGTACACCCCTATTTCCTTTTTTAACAGACGCTACTTCAGTCTTTTTGGGACGACCCCGACCCCGACTAGGAGTATCAGTCATAACAATCCTCAGCGTTATCTTTAAAGTATCTTTAAAGGCACGGTTAAGTTACAGTTCAGCAGTTCAGTTCTGGTTAGATTCGGTTCTGCAGTTCAGTCCCTGTTCAGTTAAGTCCAGAAATATTAAAAATATAATTATATTAATAACAGCGGTGTAACTGAACTGCTTAACCGGGCCTTAACCAGCGCTGTACAGATTCTATACTCTTTAAATGCTTATCTATACAGTATATTATAGCATACTTTTGAGCATTTGTCAAGAACTATTTAGCAATCTGTGTATTATTACCAATCTATACTGACCCTATACGGTTCCTTTTTCGTTATTCGAAACAGCGCAGTACAGATTCTGTTAAGTCTTTGAACTACTTAGTTTATTTTGTTACTATTCACACAGTTATTTTGTTTCTATTTTGCCTCTTTTTTGTATCTGTGCAGCAACAGCACAGCACAGCGCAGTCATCTCTCCCTCCCCGGTGCCTAAATCGTAACACGAATCATTCTCATTAGCGTTATCATTAGCCTGTGCAGATGCAAATGAGAATCATTATCGTTACTCAGAGCTGAAGAGTTTGAATGAGAATCATTATCATTACGATTTAGATTTACATTGTCAGAGTGTGAGAGTCTATGAAGGACCTGTACAGCTATACAGTACTGGACAGCTATACAGTACTGGACATCCATACATGTAGTGAAACGCTACAGATCAACAGAGTTGGCATGGTAATTGCTAGGCGCGTTGCAGATTCTAAATGGTTATATGCTTATTCCAAAATGTTTCTAAAATGTTTCTAAAAATGGTAATATTACATTGTTTTCGCCGTTTGATCTGGTATGATGTCTCCATCGGCTCGAGAGACCAACGCTAGATGCCTAGCAGCGGAACACTCTCTCGGTAAGTCCAACCTTTACCGCGAAGGGTTCTAAATGCGGGCTTCGCTGAAAGCAAGTAGTGTGGCGCGAGCGTATCGGTAGCGGGTATCCAAAGCCGAAAACGAACCACACCAAAGCCGGAACACACGGGAGACAGCCGACACACTAAACAGACACAGTGTCGCGCAATGGGGCAGACAATCCCGCGCAATATGCACTGTTTCAGCGTTTGGGGTGTCACTTGTAAGCATTCGCAGAGTGTTTACAACTGACAAACTAAACGGAGGTCTTATGCAAACTTTCGAGCAACTGAAAGAAGTTTCGAAGTGTTACCGAGAGCACAACGATTGCACTGTCAAAGGTTTGGCTGTACTGTTCGGCTGTACCTACGGCGTGGCACATCGCGCACTCGATAAGCACGGCAGGCAGCGGAGACGCGGCGCGCCTTGGGCTACAATCAACGCGGCAGTGTCTCAACTATCCGAGCGTTTCGGAGTAACAGCGGAGACGCACGGAAAGCCGAGCGCATCAGTTAGCTACGCGAGATACTGCGGAGTTGAAACGATGACGATAAAGCAGTTTATCAGGAGACACCCGAAAGGGGTTTACCTGTTAGCAATGCGGGGACACGTTGCAGCACTGCGGGATGGTGTCCTTTACGATTGGACAGCAGACACAGCGCAGCGCAGACAAGTTACCGGATATATTAAAATCAACGGAGAGGGCTAAAAATGGCACTTACAATCGAGCACTTTTTATCACCGAATGACAAATATATTGTTTATCTGATCGGGTTTAACGGTAGCCGTTTGCTTGGTAACGGCTTCTGGACACTATCCGACGCAGAGAGCTACGGGACACGCGCACTGGCTGACAGCGCAGAGTGGTCACATTTCGAGATTGTTAACAGGTACTTAAACGAGCAACCGATAGAGAGGGCTAAGCAATGAAAGTAAAAAACGTGGGTTCAAACATGACGGAAGTCAGTCTTAAAGACGGAACTTTGATTCTGTTTTCATACGAGACACCAGTAGCTGCGGAGTTTGATTACAAACTGTACCGCACCAAAACAAAGTGGAGCGCGACGACAACACGGCACATAAACAAGTGGCTCGACGGTCGAAAAGCAGAGGAAGCATATCAAACATTCTTTGACGGATTAGCGGAGGGCTAAACAATGAATTGGGACAGATTCGACATAATGGAGGCGCATTACGCGTTTGATGTTGACTACGGCAGAGGATTTGTTACGTCGCGCCTAAAGAAAATGGGGTTCACTGCGTCAGTCTTTGTCCGAGAACACGGCAGAGACGGGCTGCGTGAAAACGGGAAAGCAATTTATGACAGACTGAGGGATAAGCAGTGAAACTCTATAATGTAACGCACGGGAGCGTTGGCGTGATGCTAACGTCCCGTCAGAGCGCATACGAAGCCGCTAGAGCGATTCAAACGGCTGACCCTTATGGTGGTATACCTTTTATCTTTGAGCGCGTAGAGGACGATTCAGCAGCGCTGTCG